ATCAGCTCCTAGATTAAAATCTATAATATCTGGAGCATCTGCTTTTTTATTATCATTTACATCAGTAATCAATCCTCTTAAAATAGCATCTGCATTTGCAGTATCAGTTGTCAGTACATCAGCAAGTTGTGAAGCATATCCACCTATTAGATTAGCTGTTTTCTTACCTGCTACATTTCCTGCATTTGGTTGTTGCCCTGAAAGTCCTTTTGTATGTTTCTTAGTTTGACCCATTTGAGTTAAAATCTCTCTTTCAACTAAACCTTTTGCCGCATTCTTTTGTTCGTCTGATATATCTGGATATGATGGTGGCACAGTAGATAAATCTATTTTTAACCATTTCGATAAATCAGTCCCTCCTTCATTTACAAACTGTTGTTCTGTTTCTGCAATAATATAATCTAGCCCTATATGCTGCTCTAATATATTTGCAACAGAAGTATTATCATTCACAACAGAGCTTGTAATATCTACTATTAACTCATCAAAATCTGCTTGTCCTTTCTTTCCTGACAATGCATCCTCCATTTGTCTTGCTCCTTCTTCTGTTGTAATAACATTACCTCCAGTTTCAACAGTATATCCTGTTATTCTTGATGTAATAAAAGAACCAATACGACTTGTATGAGATTTAACCAAAGATCCTACATCATACTTAGCGCCATCATCTTTATAATTAAGACGGTTATTCATAGACCCCATATTCTGGAATTTTTCTTTTTGAGTATCCCAGTCGGGCATTACTTTATTTCCCTGACTATCCTCTATCATATCTACTAAATAAACATTTCCATTACCAGATACCCATGGAACTTTATTATTTAAGTTTTGAAAAGCTAATATATTTTCTTTAATATAGGTTTCAGTAGCAGAAGCAATCTTTTTACCATTTGGTCCTTGTTTCTGTCTTGCGTCAGCTTCCGTATAACTTTTATCCCAGTCTTTAGCAGCAATACCCCAGTTTGTAATATCATCTTTAGCTGTCTGAAGAAAAGCCATATATTCAGCTGGCTTAATTTTCCCCTTCTTCATTAGTTGGGATTGCATTAATACATTATCTTTCAATGCCGACGCAGCTAAAAGAACAGTTTGTCCTAAAGTTTGATTTTGATAACTATCAGCTTTTTCCAACTGAGCAACTACATTATCTGTTTCTCCTTGTATTTTTGCTTTTTTCCCTTCACGTTCAGAAGCAATAAGATTTACACCAGTTGCAATTTTCGCAGCTTCTGCTGAATAATCTATTTGAGATCCTGCACGACCCGCATAATTTTGATAATCAGTTACGCTTTCTTTTCTAGTAAATTCGTTTGCCATGTCTTATATTTTATTGCCCTGCTGCTTTTGCTTTCATCAAATTATCATAAGCTATTTGCTCTTCTGGAGTCATAGCCTTACCTCCAAACAAAGGAGATAATTGAGATGCTTGCATAGCTGTTGATCCTAAACCTGATATACCTTGTGAGAAAGCTGCTGAAGAAGCTGCTGCCGCTTCTTGCGCCATCTTCTCGCTATCTTTAGCTAACCCTAGATCCATACGTTTTAAATCTTGGTTGATAGCATCTTGAGCATCAGCCTTCATTTTCGCGTTATCTTCTAGATCTCCCTGCATGATTAAACGAGTTTTATCTGTAGATGCATCAGCTGCTTGTTGAACTAATCCAACACCTGCTGCTAAGTTACGAGGATCACCCTCTTGTAAAGCTTGGATATTTTGTGTTTGTACCTGTAAGTTATTTTCAAAAGCTTTATCGTAAGATTCTCTTGAAACATTTAAACCTTCATAATAATTTTTCTCGGCTCTGCTCTTCGCTTCTGCCATTGACTTCTTAGCCTGGGCTGCTGCTTTCTCAGCCAGCCTACCTTGCTGTGCTGATTGACTAAAAGATTGTACTGTTCCTGCTGCGCTTGCTGCCACCCCAATTACTGCTGCTGTTGTTACTGCCATATTATAATTTTTTAATCATTTCAATTGAATAGGTACTCGCTTCCTCATAACCTATTTTTTTGTATACATTAATAAGAGGTTTATTCTTAATCAAAGCATATACATATTTTTTATCTAAACTTTTAGCTTCATCAGTTATTGTTTGGATCAATAAGCTTAAAGCTTTTTTTCTATTATCTCTGTCTTTATAACGCATATTAGATATGATCCAGTCACACCACACTGCCTTAGAATTAGTCGTATACATAAATCCTGCACAAATAGGAATATCTCCATCATATACTATGTAACCACCAGATCCATCATCGGGTAAAAAATCCCTCGAAGGAGCTGTCCATCTCCAATCATTCCACCATCCGACAAGAATATCATCGTAATCACTTGCTTTTAATCGAGATATATTTAATTTCATTTATTACAAAGATAGTAAATTTCTATGGATAACTTTTCATCACACTACTACCGACTGAGTACAGCTCAACCGGACTTGTCGAATTGTTCTCTAATTTAAATTGTAAATAATATCCTCTTGCTCCATGCGATTCCGCTTGGCTATTTTTAATGTACATTATATACTGGCCTACTGTTGGTAATGTATAGTCTCCAGTAGGTGTTCCATCTATTGTAATACTGTTAGAAGTTCTAGCTATAATTATACCGGCTGGCTCCGGATTAAGTGTTGCAGGAAGAGTAACAGCATATACCACATCACCAATACTAAGAATCGATCCTACAGGAACTGTAAAGTCAATTACCCTACTCGCTGAGGTTCCGCTTATATTACTACAAGCTCCTATTCCATTTGCAGAACGCATAGACCAGTTTACTGTTCCAACATTTGTTCTAATAAAACTAAACCACTCTCCTTCTTTCTCTTCAAAATAAGTCTCTAACATAGACCCAGGGATACCATCAGTTAAATCGGTTAGTAGTTGAGTACAAGACCATCTTGCCTCAGTGGTATCGGCAACTGTTGTATTAGATTCGTAAGATAAAGTTTTAAATAATTTTATACTTGCCGACGGCTCTGGATTAAAGGCACTTGTAATTGACGAAGCAGTATACGTACCATAATAAGTGTTACGGGCTTCATTGGTATTGTGTCTCCATAAATTACCTCCGCTAAAACTGTAGAAATAACTATTCATTCCGATCATATAGTCAGGAAAAAAAGAGTAGAAAGAAGGCCATCCTCCTGAAGATTGGCCTCCAGTTCTTCCTGTAGAATCTGTATTATATGATAATGTGTAATTTGGCATAATATTTATTTATTTATTTATTAAAAACAGGTTCCTCCTGGGACTACATCAACACCTGAATCAGCGGTAACAGTGCCGACTAATGCACATATAGTGATAAATGCATAACCAGCTAATGTTCCAGAAACAACTACTGAACTCGTATTTGTGTATGAATAATTCTTAGAAGAAGATGTTATATTAGTTAAACCATATACTGTCCCTGTTGGTGTTGATCCTGTACACGCAACTATAGCTGTAACAACTCCACTTGCAACTGTTATTACATTATTATCTATCATTACATAATTCCCGTCAGTTAAAACAGTAGACCCGTTAGAATTAGAAAAAACCCAACTCGTTAAAACAGGAACTGTATTTACAGCTCCCCTATGTTTTGCGAAATAATAAGTTGTTGCAGCTGATGTACAACTAGTAGAACTAGCTATATTTACTGACGCTGTAAAACTTGGTAACGCAACAGGACAGTCTACCTCAACATTCCATGCTGTAGATGAACAAGGTCCTAAAACCTGAATACTTACAGATGAAGGAGTGGCGGTTGTTTTTGGTATAATCAAAGTACTATACTCATTTAAACCTCCTAAAGGGGCATCTCCGGAATTTATAGTTATGCTTTGAGTACTTGGAGTTCCTGCATCCCATGATCCCCCTGTAAACCCATCAAAATAATTATAAGTTGTTGTATTCGGTAATGAGGGAAGACAGGTATTACCTGGATTACCTAAAATAGTAAACGCACCTGAGATACCGCTTGTAGATTGTATTCTTCCGTCAGTAGGAGATGAAACAGCATTATAATATACACTATTATAAAGAACTCTAATACCATCTGGTACACTTTGAGGATTAAAATAAACCACTATTGCACCAACATCTGATACAGTATCACCTGAGTCAAATGTTAAGTTATAAAGACCCATACCACCACTAGGAGGATTAACCCCTGACCCACAGGCAATTGGCGGAGGTGAACATACTATTGATGATACAACAACTCCATTTCTAACCCCTATAGCCGTAGTTCCACCTACGATGTAATACTGCAATACAGAGGTATCATTTAAATAAGTACTTCCATTAGCGGTTGTAAATACCCAGTTACCCACTTCTGGTGTTGTATTAGTTGATACTGTAAAAGGAACTGAAGTTCCTGTAGCATTCTGTATAAAGTAATATGTAGTTGTAGCTACAGCACAGCCTGTTGTAGATTGCGCTGCCGAAGCAGTGAAACTTGGTAAATTAGCAGGACAAGCTATCTCCCAGTTAAATGCTGTCCCACACATAGGAGCATAAATTTTTAAGTTTACATTAGTAGGTGTTACAGATGATTTAGGAACAACTAAAGTAAAGACTGGAGACGTTAATGTACTTGCATCAGAACTATATCCTACCTGAGCATTAGCAACACTAATACTTTGATAAGTTCCTTGAGCAGTATAATTACTAGAGACTAACAAATAGTCTTCAGGTTTATCTCCTTGTAAACATCCAGCACCTGGAACATTAGAATAACTTCCAACCAGACTAGAGTTTTGATTTCCAGTATAAGTTGGCAACCCTGTTCCTTGATTCCCTATACCAGCGTAATCTACTGTTGTACCAGCCCCATCCAATAACACCACTCCCTCGTGGTTATCCTTAGAGGTTAATCGATTATATATTACACTATCATAAGTCGCTAAAATACCATCAGGAATTATGTTTCCTAAGAAAAAATACAATACCACTGCTCCTGTTGAATTGTTTAGATCAATATCAGCACTAAATATACCGTTTTGATTTCCAATTGACTCAGATATTCCTGTGCCACACTCAACTGAACATGCTGTACATGCCTGTGCGTTTAATAATACCCCACTTAATTGTCTTCTAACAACTTGCCCCTGGGAATAATATCCATCTGGGGCTAGTGTTGATAAAGTTGCATCTGTGTATAAAGATGATGCCTGTGAAAAACTTGTTCCATCGAAACAATATGTTCCTATTGATGCCATAATATTATATTTAAGTACAAATTACTAATTGTGTTACTATTCCGCTACTTCCAATTCGGATATACTTACTTGTTTCTGATCTGTAATATCCTGAAGGTAATGGAACCGCTTGGCTACTAATACATATAGAAGAAGAGTAAACAAAATCTCCAACCGCTGGATAAGTCCCTGTTCCTGTATGGTAATAAGTATTAACCAATGGTTGATTACAAATTACAGACGCATCTTGCTGGACGCCACTACAACTAAAAGATACACAAGGCACACTACAGTCACAACAAGCTGAAGACGATAAAGTCGCATCATAACAAAATGACTGACAAGATGTAGTCCTGTAATCATATATCAAATACAAATATTGATTTGCACTTGGTAAAGACAGAGCTGTTATTTCTGCTTGGTATAATCCTGCTGATGGATTTGTTACACTTCCATTTGCAATTGTTGTTGCTGCCGCTAGTAATGAAGCTATATCTGTTTGATTATTAGCATATAATGTATTACTTGATAAATACTTAAAGTTATCCAATGGATAAGCCCAGTCATAGTCATCAAAATTTATTTTATTAGACCTCATTGTTAAATCCACTCCACTTAAAGGAAATACTCCTAGAGATCTAACTCCAACTTGAGAGTCATAAGTAGAGGCAACTAAATGAGAATTTCCAAACTCACATAAATCACTATCTACAGGGCTTATATTTGTTGAGTCTTCCCAGAAATATTCTGCATGAATATATTTGTTTGCATTCGTTTCTGAATTTATAACAACCTTTACAATAGTAATTGTCTCTTGAGTAGGACAGTTATAATTCATAATAAAACTTGAGGCTCCTCCAATCGCTGTAACAGTTACTACTGCGTTAGTTGGGGTGTTCAGTGTTTTAGACCATGTGTAACTTCCAGTACCAGTTAAGGTTCCGCTTGTTACAGAAACTCCATTCCAAACAACATTAATCGTAATTGATCCAGAGCTTATATTATATCCTACAGGAACATCTCCTATTACGTTTCCATAATCTACTGTTGAAACAAAAGTTGCTCCACTTGCTAAATTATTTTTACTCACCTGTGAACCACAAGGAGTAATTTGAGCTGGAATAGGAACAGGTATCTGATTCATTGCTAATACATATTCATCCATATAAGGATCATAAGCCCCTAATTTCTGATTATTTAAATTACCATAAAACTCATCTCTAAACCAAGATCTCATTCCAGATTCAGAAATAACAGTTAACTGATCACCTTGACCACCTCTACTTTGACCTGTTAATTTAAGTACCGCTCCTCTTTTTGAGTCAGTGAAATAAACATCATATCCATAAGAGATAAAACTCTCTGGGTTAAAGCTAATTCCATACTCTTCAATACGAGCTATTTGAGTACCTAAGATCTCCGGAACAGAGGTTACAACACCTCCACCTGTAGAGTCAGATAATAAATTTTTACTCAATAACACATAAGATATTCTATCTTCTTGTAAAACAAGCACATCAGTTTTTCTTGAGTGTAATTTCTGAATAGGCCCATAAGAAGTCTCTAGATCTTTAAAGTTTACCAACCCTAAATTAAATTCATTTAAGTTGTTGGTTCCTGAGTTACTACTATAAACACCACTATAAGTTAACCCTTCAAATCTATCCGCCTCTTTATAGTCTTGGTTAGAAACAGCTAGTGTTCGTTCTCCTAATTGGAAGCTTTTAGCTGCTAATTGATCTTTTATCTTATAGCTTTCTACTCCATTTCCAAAAGAATAAACATCTGCAAAATCTAAATTTACAACGGCATCTTGCGAAGCTGTTTGGTTCTGATCTCCAAGATCAGTATTTGACCCTGATAAATGGAATCCATTTGAGTCTATATCAAACATCTCACTTGAGTCGTAATATAAATCTGGATTAGCATCTAAAGGCTCACTTTCAAAAACCATTAATGTGTTAGCTCTAAATATCACAAGATCAACTTCAATAGAGGCTTTCCTGTTGCTACCTAATCTCTCACATCCTTTTACACCACTGTTTACACCGAAGTATAAAGGAGAAGTTACGTCTCCTGGAACAGCCTGAGCAAACCCAATACCAATTCTCCAAACTCTACAAGGAACAGTCCCTGCATAGTTATATGGATTTCCGCCTGGAACTGTTGGAGCATAGTACGAAGGATAGTAATCCCCTGAAGGATCTCCATCATTCTCCATACCTGTTATATTTCCTGGGCTAGCAGTTGCTACATTTATATTATCCCCATCATACCATGCTTTTAAGTCATTATAATCTGTACTTGCTACATAGCTTTCTTCCCATAACCACTCTTTAGGATCACAGCCAAGTTTTACATTTGCTCTGTTTGCTCTAATATAAAGCTTAATAACAGATCCTCCAGGAATACTATAATTAGTTGTTCCTGTTATTACACCAGCAGAATCGTACTGAGTGGTGAAACATGGATATCCAATAGATCTATTTGTTGTACATCCAAAAGCACTACTTGCAGTTTCTTGACTTCCTATTTCTATTATCGAATCATTAGGGATAGAAATGTTGAAATTTTGATTTTTAACATTCATATATAACCCTGCTAATTGGCTACTGTCTTCATCAAATCCCTGCTCTCCTGCAAGTCTTAAGAAATCAGATGACTCAGAAGTTATATCTAAAACGTTTACTTTTTCAACTCTTGTTAATGCACCACTAACATCTGCTTTCACAATTAATGTTTCTCCTTTAGAAACCTTATTAGCGTTGTCTCCTTCTAATTTAAAGAAGACCATATTATCACTTGGTCGAATATAGTAAAAGTTACTAAAAATAGTATTGTAAGTACCTAAACTTGGTTTAAGAACAAACTTATATTTCTTCGCCCAATAAGGAGCCGTACTCGTTATTTGAACTTGAACTGAATTTATATTAACTGAATCAGCTGGCTCTATGTATATGGTATTATATTCTGAAACCAAAACAGTAGATGCTCTACCGTAATCATCCATGTATACTATACCAGTTTCATAATCTCTATTACTATGTAAGCTACTTGTATCATTGTCTTTTGAGAAAAATACTGTTCCTGAAATAAATCTAAAAAATTCAAAAATATTTGTAGTAACACCTCCATCTGGAGATTGATACTGCATAGCAATAACTTGCAATTCAAAAGTGTTTGATCCTGGAGACACCCCAGTTAAAGCAAATCCCTGTTGCGAGGTTGGATCTGTAATACTACTATTGAATTTAGTGAAAACACAAGACAGAGCAGGTGTTACTAAAAAATTATTAAATAAATCCGTTAAAGAAGACCCAGTATCTGCTGTAGCTAAAGGCATAAACCTAGCATCAGCTAATGTTCCTGTTCCTATAGCCTCCTCAAATAAAGTAGAGGTTAAGAAATCATACACAGAAGAGTAATTTGCGTCTAAGGTTATGGAAATACTCAGTGAAAACGTATCATTTTCAAAATTCTCATTAGCTATATAGCAAGCTGTTGATGTTGTACCTGTTATTTTTGAAGTTTCAAAAGCAAAACCAAGTGATAATACTGCTCCTTGCACTAATTTATCTGCAATATCAGTAAAATCAAATGTTATCTTAGAATTAGATATCGCCTCTGAGGTTCCCGAGAGAGTATATGAAATACCATTCCCTGGCAAGCCATCTGGTGCGGCAATAAAATCAAGAGGAATAGAGCTGTAACTAGTTGTATAGTCTAAAGAAATATTAGACCCAGTAGAATCTGTTCTTTTAAAATTATATCCATCTATGAAGTTTCCATAAATCAATCTATTGCTCATGATTGTTTGAGCTTTTGCTACACGAGGTACATTATCATATTGACGTAATAGTTCATCACCACCTATTGTAGTGTAAATTTTGCTATTAGTAAAAGAATAACTTTTAGTGGTATTATCAGCCCATCCGTAATCCTCTTTTTTAAACCGCTCTATAACGAAAATAGTATTAGACGTAGAGTCTTTGTATAGTAAGTCTATCTCACTAACCAAACTACTCCCTGTACTAAACCCTATAATCGCTCCATTATAACGATTAATCATTCCTGTATTTAAATAATTCCTTGTGTCAAAACTAAATTTATCTGCTGAAAAAGCAGGTTTTGTAAATAAAGAAGTAGCACTATATTGATTGTCTAAATATCTATATCTATAAGCAAAAGATATAAATCTCTCTTTAATGTAATTCTCATTTCCCGGTAGAGTTACCATTTGTACTGTAGGAACTGTTAAAGGAATATGAGTCCCAACAGTGTCTTCAAAACCAGGTGGCTTTACAATAACACTTATAGCCTCTTCATTTATCTGATCTACATTTGCTATAGGATCTGCATAATTTCTACTAACATTTATTACCCTAGGCGGGTTTAAATCATCCGTAAAGAATAACAACGATCCGTCTACAAGATCTACACCAGTGATTAGGTACTTATCGTTAAAGTTTAAAACTGATGTTGAAATTACATGATACTGAAGAACTTGATCTGAAGTATTAAAAGAGATAATTAAATCTACCTTTCCTCCAGGAGCAACTGTATTTGCTGAATCATGTACAAACCAGTAAATAGTCTCTCTCATTCCGTCTTCATACGCTCCAATACATTTTGTAGCTGGTGATAGCGGACTTCCTCCGTATTCTAAGGTCGTTAAACGATCATTCCCTTTAGAGTTCTCAACAGCGCCTATTTCTGTAGACTCTGTAGCCCCTAACCTAATATTTAAAGCATCAATGTATTCACCAGGAGGAAGAAGTCTTTCATCCACCGATTTATTCATTCTACCTAAAATAAAATTTGTTGTAACTATTGGCATATTATTTTATCCATTTATTCTGACCTCTCATGTTCATCAAGAGTCTGCCAGGGTGTATATTACTTAACCTTATTTTTGCGTTTCTTAACAAAGAAGACTTATCTTTTCTTGCTCTATTAACAACGTATTCTGTTATACCAACTCTAGTATTTAAAATAGAGTATTTTACATAAGCATAAATGTACTCTTCAAAAAGTTTATTAAGATGAACTTCTGAATCGATACCACCAGCCATTCCGTCTGATACATATTCTAAAACCACTGAAGAAGATCCTAGTATATTACTAAAATTTATTACACCAGATTGTTTATTGATTGTGAAGGTCGGATTTGAGTTTGCAGTTTCTGTGTTCAACCCAAAACGAGCGCCTACAGCATAATCAAAATACCAGTTACCATCTACACACCAACCTTCAGAATTATTATAAGGACTGCTTGAGTTTAGATAGATACTTTTAGCTGTTGCGGACATCTGATTTAAATCTAATTCAGAGTCCTGTGGTCTTAATGCTTTTCCGTCTTGATCAAATAACACATTAGAGTCATTGTCTTGCAGGTAAGCTGCGGACCAGTTGGTTTGTATATTTTCTGATAAAGGATATAATGTACCATCTCTAAACTGAGAGATACGAACCCAATTCACGTAGTCTGGAGGTAAAACAAAACGCAATTGATTAGTGATGTCTAATTGAAGAATTTTAATCTCCTTCATAGCATCGTAATTCAACTCCTGTATACCTCTTTTTGCATGGAATAAAATCTGGTATCGTTCTATATTGTTAATCAGATCATGGTTTCCCTGATACATTAACATAAAATTGTTAACTATATCCGCCAAAGAAAGAAATTGATATGATCCCCAATTCGCATCAGTTGGTGTAGTCCCTGAGTTTTGATAATATTCGTAATCTGTTTTATAAGCCATAATAAATATTGTTATTGGTTATCTTCTGCTATTGCTGCTTTTCCGAAATCATATACGGCCTGTTCTCTTATTTCTACTCCTATATATTGACAGATTTTAGCAATTAAAATTGGCTCATCTGATAATGGTAATTCAAAATCCTGATAATCAGCTTGAGTCGCATCAAATAAAGGTTCTCCTCCAAGTAATTGAGCGTATGTCCAACGCGGTGGATTAGGATACCTAACATATTGTGCGAAGATTGTCCCTGGAGTTGTTAGTGTTACTGGGTATACATTTACAGTATTCCCTAAAGAAGTATTATTTGCACTTCCTAGCACGTAAGCAGGATATCCTGTAGATGGAGAAG